CGACCTTACATCAGAACCAGCCATGAGGAACTCCTTCTTTATTAAGCGTCAGCAAATGGAGTAACAAGAGTGCCAGAACCTAAGATGATTCCAGAAACAACATATTTAGCCGTTGCCGCCGCAGTAGCTGTAACAACAGACCCGGCCAAACCGCCTTTAGTACTGCCGTTCATAGTAATAACGTCGTTAGAAGCACCCGATATAAAAGTCTTTCCAGTGGCATTGGTTACGCCTGTATAAAGGCCACCAACGAACTTATCCGTACCGTCCGTCAAAATGTCCATATCAGTCGCCGCGGTGCTTACCATAAAGGTAAAAGTAGAACCGATATTGTCAGAAGTAATAGTAGGTAGGGTGAATTTACCGTCTGCATCAGCGGTATTTAGTACGCGACCAGCGTGGTCGTTTACCGTGATAGTAGTGTCCGCAGAAAGAGTTACTGCACCTTGGTTAATAAAACCGTTGTTAGATTTTACGGGGCCAGAAAAAGTGGTTAAAGCCATAATAGAATTCTCACATGTGAGTTAAAGCAAATCTGTCTACATGTCGTCAGTCGGGTCTGTCAGATTCACCGGATTTTTTCCCGATATAAGAGAACATAGCATTGTACGGAGCTATCTGTCAATTCAAAAAAAAGGGGCGGCAAGTGCCACCCCTTCTTTAACAACATAGGCTTACGCCGCGCCGGGAGTACCGAACACAGAGCGCCAATCAGATACGCCGAAGCTGTATCTTTCACGGGCTTTAAAGCGCATATTGCCGGTGTCAAAGTCTCCTTCCATCGCCGTTTTAATGGGCGAGCGGTTGAAGTATTTGAAACCATTTGGAGCATCAGTCTTGATAAAGTATGCATCTGAATCAGTCAGGAAGTGGTTAACCACTGCGCCTTCCGGCAACATTCCCATATTCTTCATTGCATTGTTATCGTTGTCTGCGGTTCCACTGCGGAGGTTAGAGTTGATTACTCGCTCTGCAATAAATTGCAGTTCTTTCGGAATAATCAGCTTCATGCCACGTACAGCGATCTTCAGACCACGCTCATCCGTCAGACCAGCAATGTCAATCAGCATTTGCTCAAGAGAAGTCTCGTTGAGGTCAGCCGCAGTAGCCAGAAGGTTAGTCTGGTTACCTGACAGAGATGGGTGAGAAGCAGAACACAGAGCCGCACCGTCGCCAATCGCACTAGCACCTGTCGAGAACGCATTGTTCAAGATAGAAGCCGCTTTGATTTGCTTGGTTTGAGCCATGGAACGTGCCAGAGCTTTGGTATAGCGTGATGCTAGTCGATCATACAGATTATCTTCAATTGCTTCTTCAGTAATTGAGAAAGCAAGTGCGATAGTCTCGTGAGAGTAACGTGCAGTATAAGTCTCTTGTGCATCGTCAAAACTGACGTTACCGCCTTCGTTTTTAACAGGTGCAGTTGAGAAACCACCTAGCATTACTTCTTCTTCAAAAGCGCGGTCCGAAGACTCCTCTTCAAAGATTTCAGAATGCTCGTTCTCATAACGGTCGTATTCCAAGCCGAACAAGGCATTAAGGCCGGGTTCAAGCTCTTTCGCTAGTTGTGCGCGAGAAATAGCCATGGTATATCCCCCTTAAATGCCCGTTGAGGTCGCAGTAGTCTGCGAATCAAAACGGCTAGTAGGTGAGTTGAAATGAGCATTGATGCGAACAAGCATCGGCAGACCAGCCGCAGTAACATCTTCGTTACCCGGATCGTCCATAATACCCACAATTCTTAACGGCAGGGTAGCCGTAGTTGCAATAGTGCTTACACCCAACTGAGAGTTGGAAACACCAGTATTTGAGTCGCCCGTTCTAGCAGAGGTTCCCAGACTAGCATTAGCAAAAACAGCCGCTTGTGCAGTGGCAGTATTTGTCAGTGTTGCGTCTGAAGACACTTTGAAGATTTGCATGGGGTCATCCGCAACAAAAGCTTTAACTTTGTGGTTAGTATCTACACTCACAGAGTTAGAACCGGGCCAGTAATTAATAAAGGTCGGCTTCTTTGTTACGCTATCAACGTATTCTACGCCCATCAGTACACCTAACGCTTGTGTGGTTCCACCGTCGGTAGCACCAGCGAAGGCAATAACGCCTGCCGCTAAAGGTACAACCAAACCATATTGGTAGATAGCGTTAGTGTTGTCGCTTGCGATTTCATACTGGGTTACACCAGTAGAGTTAGCACCGCTTCCGACTAGACCAACAGGACGAAGACCATAGGCAGTATTTGAATTTGCCATATCAGTTTTCTCCTAAAAAGTAAACGGCCATCACTTTCGTGGGCCGCCAAAAGTTACACGAGATTGACGATCCGGTTTTGAAATCGCCATGGATGAATGTGCGTTTTCTCGCAACATATCTGAATCAACTGCTTCCATCTGATCTTGGTTTCTGCTATTAAAGTATGCAGTCCGTTCAGCAACAGTTTCTTCTGGGATACGAGCAAGAAGTAGTCCGCCTACTCCAAAAACACCTTCATATTTACCTGTATCGACAACGGGGGACTCGAAATCGGGGTATTCGTCCTTACGAACCAACTCCCAACCTTCCCTCATTTTAGCACTGACGTTCTTGCTATCGTTAAATCCTCTGGTTTCAGCACGAATCCAACGATGCTTAAATCCGTCAGGGGCAGGTGGTGCCTCTAACATTGACGGGGGAGCCCAAGGCTTACGCACTGCCTTTTTGCCCCTTTCTGTACTGGCGCGAGAAGCCCTTTTAATGGGCGCATCAAACTTTTCTGTATCATCACTCATTTTATTGCTCCTTCACGTATTTCGCGTATTCTTCAAGCGGCACACCCAATTTTTTTGCTATCGCAATTTGGCTCGGGGTGAGTCGAACCTGTCTTTTCCCACTGCGCCCGGTAGTTTGTCTAGAAGCAGAAGCAACCGTCTGGGCGTTACGGCTTTTCTGTTTACCAAATTTATGAGGGAATTCTCCCTTAATTCTTTGATCTAATTCAGTATAGTACTCATCTGACTTAGGGTCAAACTGTTCCTCTTCAACTAATCGCTTGTGAATTCCGAAGGCGGCATAGGTCATCGCCTCGTCTTGTCCAAACCACTCGTTTTTAGCGGCCCAGTCTTCTGCCTTGGGATCAGGCCGTTTAGGCTGTGGCTGTTGTTGCGGCATAGGGGCTTGCAACTGAGCTTGCTGTTGCGCGGCAACTTGACGCTGATAACGCTCTTGCTGAATCCTAGCTTGCTGTGCGCGATCATTTTCTATTGCCAAGCCTGTCAAAGCCTTTTGAGCCTCTACAGCGGCTTTAGTATCACCAATTTCCATGGCGCGGGACAAAGCCTCTTCTGCCGCCGCAGACTGAGAGTTAACACGACTAGAGTACTCATTAACATACTGAGTATCTAAATTAGACATCCTAGTCTTTATTGTGTCAGCTTCTTCTTTTACTTTTTTAGCGTAACTCAAAGCTTCGCTTTCACGCCGCTCCGCTTCACGCATTTTCTTAGTAAGCCGATCTATGCGTTTTTGCGTAGATGTGTCAGCTTTCTTAAATTGATCATCAGATTCTGTTTCTTCTACAGAATCGTTTGAAGTTTCTTCTAGAGTAACTTCTACTTCAGTATCTTCAGTATCCGTAACATCTAGTTCTACAGTATTTTCAGTACTCATAACTTACTCCTTAAAAATGCAAAACGTCTTCGGGGCTAAGAATTTTAGCTAAAACTTCGTCATCGTTAAGAATACGAACTTCGCCACCATCAATAGAGAACCGCGATCCCGAATAACGCGCAAACATTACCCAATCTTTCTCTTCGCACCACGGACCTGCCGGAAATTTCTCGGGGTCTTTGTATGCAAGAGGACCAACCTTTAAAACGTATCCAACTTGCGTCGAAACGTGCTGTTGCTCCATCATTTGATCGGGTAAGTAAATTCCGCCTTCAGTCTGACCCTTACCACGATAAGGTAAGATTAATATTCTCCAGCCCGTGGGTGAAGGTAGTCGTTCCAAAAGACTCGACCCAATGTTCTCGGGTCTAAGAAAAGGTTTCTCGGTATAAGCATCTTGAAGGGTTTCTGCATCTTTCGGGGGTGCCTCGGGCGCTGGTTCTTTTTCTGCTTCTAGCTGAAAAGATGCACTCGGGGCGGCTGAAAGATCAATCTTTGATTCAGTCATTACTGCGCTCCTGTTTGTCTAGCAGGTGTTTTAGTTCCTGTTCCACGTGATTGAGGGCTTCCATGTTGCCCATAAGCTCACGATATTGCTCCATCGACTTAACATTGCCATACATCATCAAATCTACAATGCCTTGTCTTCTATCCCTAATGATCCTGAATACTGCTTCAGCGGTGTGTATCTCATCCATTCTTATATGCCCGCATATTGTCTGTTAAAGTAGTAGTTTATCCTAGCATATCTTATACAGGCGGGGCTACCAACTTTTTAAATATGTGACCACTCTTTTCCTAACCACAGCAGGGATTCCGCTTCTCTCCGACGAATTAAACCGTCTAAGACATTCCCTCCCGCTCTATTCCACCTTTTTATCTGATGAGGGACATCATCAAAATCACCAGAATTAATCCTAGTGAGCAAAGTGCTTTCCCGTAAGTTGTTTGGACCGAGATTGAATGTCCAAGCCACAAGCGCATCGAACTGGTTTTGATCCAAATCCGGGTCGATATAATCAAGTACATATCTTTCAAACTCATTTAAGTCCTCCTTTAATAAAGAGTCCGCTTCTTCTTGTGTTATTACATCATCAGAAACAACGCCTGCGGTGTGTCCGTACCCTATTGTCCAGACCCCCGCACTGCACTGATACGCCTCTAGCTTGCACCCTTCAAACTTCTTTATTAGAGCAATTCCCTCACCACTAGTTTCCATTAACCCAAGCCTCGTTGGTTTTTGTGGTGGGGTCGTCGGGTAAGTACCTTCCTTTGGTATCACGCGCTCTTTTTCTTTTGCCCGTTGGTTTTTGATCAGATGTTCCACGTGGAACATCGGCAGACGTTTCTTTTTTAAAAAAAGAAGAAAACCAGCTAAAAACGCTCATTTTATTTCTCCCGTGATACTTTCTGAATTTTCTCAACGGTACGCATACCGCCAAGACCCAGCATACCTAAAAGCACAGGCATCATCTCAGACATCTGTAGTAGAGGTATGGCTATCTCGCTCCCTGCAACCGCCAAGGCAAAGTTGCCCATAGGGATCAGGATGTAGTTTGAGGCCATGCCGATTACAGTCACCCATCCCACGGCTGGTCGCCATCCAGCAACAAACATAGATTTTGAGGCCGCTTCGACCTTATTGACCTCCAACTGACCCTTGGCGAGTTCTTGAGCATGGCGCTCGGACATGGTGGCAATCTCATGTGCCAAGGCGTTTTTGGTGTCTTTGTCTTCAATAAACTTGTCGAGTAGCCCAGAGACTGGGCCGATTAGTGCTTGTAACATATTTACTTCCTCGTCATATACGCTGTTGCGCCAAAAAACATGCCTATCACGCTTGCTTGACTTAGAAAAAGCATGTCACTTAATGAAGCTATAGTGTCTAATCTGGATTCTGGTATAAACGGCATAATCGGAAGAAGCGCGTAGACGCACATGCTGACCATAGCCACCCACGCCATCTTTCTCTGAGAGTCTGCCTTTTCTTCTCGGATAGTTTGATCGACCATTTCTGTATGACGAGATATCTCCTCATCAGTAACGATGCCATCATGGTCTAAATCAAAGTCGGCATACTTGCTTTCTTTCTCTAATTTTTTCGGAGCCATTACTCACCCAGCACCTTCATAATCGTTGAGGCGTACCAAGCCGCTCCACCAAGGACGGCAAGAAACAAAACACCAACGACATTCTTAACCATCTCGTCTCGCTTGGTAATGGCTCTATTTTTAGCCAGACGAGCCTTCTCTCTGCGCTGTTTGTCTTCCATAAGGGATTTGTGTTGAATAGACAGCATGTCGCGCCAGACTAAGCGGGGAGTAATCTTTTTGAGTTCTTTCTCTTTCTCTCGGATGTCATTTTTAACCCAAGCAAGCTCAAGAGCCTCCTCCTGAGTGATGATGTGGTTCCCTTCATTTACTTCGGACTCTATCTGCTCCACAGCCGCCTTGCTTTTCGTCAGGCCATCAAAAACACCGGTCAAACCTGTAAGGTGACTGCCGCTCTCTTTTACTGTAGATATTCCCTCATTAAGCGCCTTGAGTATCCCAACTACGGCGGAAATTTCTGCGATCATTTAAGCTCCTACGCAGGCATCCACTTAAACAAAGCTATCGCGCTTATAATAAACGGATACATGCTGAACATTATCATCTCAAGTCGGTCAAACCTTTTGGTTCCCGACTCTAAACGCCTTTCTATATTTTCATACCTTAGACTGCATTCTTTCTCGTGCGCCTCAAGCTTCGCAATGGTGTCTTTTACTGTAGGCAAAACTATCCTCCACCAAACAGGTCACTAGAAGCAGGTTGCACTACCTCGGGTTGAACAAAAGACCCTATTCCCGATTGAAAAGGACTGGCCTGTTGTGCCACTGGCGCTACCGGATTAGCAAAAGGACTGGTCTGTTGTGCCATTGGCGCTACCGGATTAGCAAAAGGACTTACCGGCGGCGGAGCTATTGCGTTAACAGGCTGAACAGTTGCTTTTGGCGCATCATACGAAAACTGCGTACCATCGTCTTGCATTTGACCCGACAGGTCTACTTCCCACCCCTCCGGCATGTCATAGTTGCCACCATTCGTAGCCGTCCACCTGTCACCTGTTTTCGGGTTGATGTAGCTGACCATACCCATTGTGACGGGGCCCGTTGACGTAGATTTAAACCCGGGAGGCATGTTGTCCTCACCCGTCCCGTAATCAATAGAAGTAGGCTGTGTCAGGAACGGGTTTGGCTGTGGTGCAACCGGAGAAATAGGTGTTCCGCCCGGCTTAGTGGCGTACTCGGGGAAAACGGGGTCATAAACCGGGGGAACGTAAGGCTCAGGGTCTTTAGGCACATTACCCGTATTTTTTGATGCGTTAGGGTCTTGAAACCGTAGCCCATATTGAGACATTGGGTTAATGTTTCTGGGATCATCGGGGCGAGTAGCAGAGTACTGCCTAAGTGGGTCTAGGTTGCTGGTATCCATGTTACGAATAGCGGCACCCATCTGATCATCTACTTTGCCCGTTTCAGGGTCAATTATTCTACCAAACTCATCGTAAAGCGCACGACCTTCACTATCGTAAAAACCGTAATCTTCTCCGTTGGGACCAACTGGGGCAAACCTAGCGTCTGCGCCATATCCCGTACCCGGTATTTTCTGACCGGGATTTAATAAAGTTTCTGCACCCGTTTCAGGATCGGTGTACTTAAATACCCCTTGTCCCGAACCATCCGTAGCGGGTTGCCAAGATAAAGCGGTGTTTGACTGACCTTCTGAGTAGCTATTGTAAAAATAACCGTCAGGTACTCCGTCTCCGTCCGAGTCCAAATCGAACATGGGCCCGCCAGTACCTTGAGTACCGACTAATCGACCGGCGGCGGTGTAAACGGCCTTACCGTCTTGACCTACAAATAAAGAGCCTAATCCAGAACCTACCTGTGAAGTAGTCCCGGTAGTCCCGGTACGGTCGTCTGGTGTATTTCCCGCAATAGGCGGAATATTGTCCGGATCATTGTTACCACCACCGCCGCCGTAGCCTTGACTACGAAACCATTCGGATTGCTGGGCATCGGTCATCTGGTCCCAGTTAGGTGGAAAATTCGGCAGGTTAGACAAGTCTATGTTAAACATTTTACTTACAGCCCATATACCCGCCGCCCTTAA